CGACATCAGCCCGCTGGTGGCGGTGACGCTGGCCAAGTGGGGGCTGAGCGCCGACGTCGAGGAAGACACTGACCCGCTCGACAACATCTGGTGAAAGGGGGTGCTCATGCCCGGCAAGGAACCGCTGGCGGTGCGCCTCGCGGCCCCGTTCGGGGCGGCCGTGGGCGCCGTGTGGCGCGTGTTTCCGGTCCTGCTGGGCTGGGCGCTGGTGTCCGTCGGGGCGTGGCTGGCATGGCCGCCCGCGGGCTTCCTGACCGCCGGGGGGTTGCTGCTGGCCGACCAGGTCGCCGACCGGCTCGCGACTCGTAGGAGGCCTGGATGAGTTTCCTTCTTGGACGCGAGCGGCGTGCGGGGGCGATGTTCCCCAGCCCGCCGATTCCGCCGAACTCGCAAGCGGGCGGCATCGGCTCGAACTACGCCCGGGTGGACCTGTCGCGCACGGAGTCGTCCCTGCAGAAGGTCGCGGTCTGGTCGTGCGTGAACCTGGTGGCGACGATCGCCGAGACGATGCCGCTGGACTACTTCCCGCGCCCGCGGGATCCGCAGCCGCTGCCTTCCTGGATGGCCGATCTCGGCGGTGACGGGCACGGCCTGCCGGACTGGTTGTACCAGTACGCGTATTCGTCGATGCTCCGCGGCAACGCCTACGGCCTCGTCGGGGCGATGGACAGCCGGCGGGGCTCGCCGACGCAGATCGTTCTGCAGCATCCGGACCTGGTGCACGTGCTGCCCGACCAGGACGGTGTTCCGCACTGGTGGATGAACGGGCAGCAGGTCGATGCCGACAAGGTGTGGCACCGGCGGGTACATCCGGCGCCCGGGCAGATGCTGGGGCTGTCGCCGATCGCCCTGCAGGCCACCACGATCGCCACGGGCATCGCCGCGCTGCAGTTCGGCTACCAGTGGTTCAAGGAGGGGGGCCACCCCTCCGGGGTGCTGACCACGGACAACGACCTCAAACAGGAGCACGCGGAGACGGCGAAGGCCCGGTTCATGGCCGCCATCCACGGCCGCCGTGAGCCTGCCGTTCTGGGCGGCGGCTGGAAGTACCAGCAGATCCAGATCGCGCCGAACGAGTCCCAGTTCCTGGAGACCAACCAGTTCACGGCGGCCGAGTGCTGCCGGATCTTCGGGCCCGGCTTCGCGGAGATCTTCGGATACGAGACGGGCGGCTCGCTGACCTACAGCAACATCGAGCAGCGCTCTCTGGACCTGCTGACGTATGCCGTGGATCCGTGGCTGGTGCGAATCGAGCGGGCCCTGTCGGGCCTGCTGCCGCGCCCGCAGACCGTCCGGTTCAACCGGGCCGCGCTGGTCCGCACGGACCTGCTGACCCGCTTCAAGGCGCACGCGATCGCGCTGCAGAACCAGTTCGAGACCGTCAACGAGGTCCGCGAGCTGGAAGACCAGGGGCCCGTCGAGTGGGGAGACAAGCCCACCGCGCCGCCGCCGGCTCCCGCCAAAGTCAGCCCGCTTGGAGGCCACTGATGACCGATAAGAGTGCGCGCGCCTCCCTCACGGGCATCGTGCGCCGCGCCTACCCCGTACACCTGGAAGCCCGCGCCAAGGACGGCGCCTCCGGTGTCTCCACCGTGTCCGGCTACGCCTCGGTCGTCGAGGAGCCCTACGAGATGTGGGACTTCCTCGGCTCCTACGCCGAGGTGGTCCGCACGGGCGCGTTCACGAAGACCCTGTCCGAGACCCCCCAGGTGCAGCTGCTGCTGAACCATGGCGGCCTGGCGATGGCGTACACGAAGGCGGGCACCCTGCGCCTGTCGGAGGACTCGACGGGCCTGCACATGGAGGCCGACGTCACCGCCGCACGCTCGGACGTCCAGGACATGCTGCTCGCCCTGGACGACGGCAGCGTCGACGAGATGTCCTTCGCGTTCCGGGTGACCCGCCAGATGTGGTCTCCGGACTACGACCAGCGCGACATCCTCGAAGTCGACCTGCATCGCGGAGACGTGTCCGTGGTCAATTTCGGCGCCAATCCGGCCACCAGCGTCGCCCCCGCGCTGCGGGCGGCCGACTTCGACAAGCTCGGCGACGACGACGCCCGCGCGCTTTATGAGCGTCTGCAGCGCCGCCTCTCGCCGCCCGCGGTGCCCAAGCCGACGGCCGGGCATCCGCTTTCGCTGTACCAGGCACAGGCTGCCGCACTGGCCCTGTAGCCGTTTCCGCCTGCACCACCTGACGCGCCGGACCCCACGCCGGAGCGCGCTTTCGCGCGCCACCACCTGGGGCACCACCCGGACGGTTCAGCGGGCGCGACCCATCCGATAACCCCTGAAGGGAGCGAGCCATGCTCGCCTACCTGCGCAAGCAGATGACAGCCGCGCTCGAAGCCCGGGCCGCGCTGAAGACCGAGCTGGACGCCATCGTCACGGCTGCGGAAAAGGCCGGCCGGGAGAAGCTGTCCGCCGACGAGCAGACCGCGTTCGACGCCAAGCGCGCCGAGATCCGCGCCAAGGACACCGAGCTCGAGGACCTCCAGTCCCGCGTCACCGAGCTGGAGGAAGACGAGAAGCGCTCCGCCACGGCCGCCGAACTGCGCGCCAAGTACGGCCAGAACGCCCCCGAGGGCCCGCGCGTTGAGGTGATCTCCGAGCCGAAGACCTACGAGCGCGGCACCAAGCACTCGTACTTCCTCGACGTGGTCCGCGCCCAGCTGGGCCGCGGCGACGGCGACGGCGGCGTCACGGCCGCGCAGGACCGCCTGCGGCGCCACACCCAGGAGCTCGACGTCGAGATGCCCAAGCGGGAGCAGCGGCGCACGGCACTGGCCGAGCAGGAGCTGCGCGCCGTCGACAAGGGCAGCGTGTTCGAGAAGCGCGTCAACCCCAACAGGGTCGACGGGCAGGGCGGTTACTTCGTGCCGCCGCTGTGGCTGGTCGACCAGTACATCGACCTGCCGCGCTTCGGCCGCACGTTCGCCAACACCGTCCGCAACCTGCCGCTGCCTGCGGGCACCGACTCGGTCAACGTGCCGAAGGTCGCCACTGGTACGGCGACGGGCGTGCAGACCGCCGACGCCGGCACGGTCACCAGCACGGACATGACCGACACGTTCGTGACGGCGCCGGTGCGCACGATCGCGGGCCAGCAGGACATCGCGATCCAGCTGCTCGACCAGTCCCCGGTCGCGTTCGACGAGATCGTGTTCGCCGACCTGATCGCGGACTACAACCAGCGCCTCGACACCCAGTGCTGGTCCGGTTCGGGTGCGGCTGGGCAGCTCAAGGGCGTCCTCAACGTCGCCGGCATCAACGCCGTCACGTACACGGACGCCACGCCGACGCTGCCGGAGACCTACGCGCCGCTGATGCAGGCGCTGTCTCTGTCGGCGAAGAACCGCAAGATGATGCCGACGGCGGTGTTCCTGACCCCGTCGCGCTGGTTCTGGATGGCCTCTCAGCTGGACTCGCAGAACCGGCCGTTCATCCTTCCGGAGACGAACGCCCCCTTCAACCCGCTGGCCCTGCAGACCGGCGGCGACGTCGAGGGCCCCGTCGGGCGGGTGCTCAACTTCCCGCTGCTGGCCGACGGCAACATCCCGTCGAACCTCGGCGCGGGCACGAACGAGGACCGCATCGCCACGATGCGCACCTCCGACCTGTTCCTGTGGGAGGGATCGATGCGCACGCGCGTGCTGCAGGAGGTCCTCTCCAACACGCTGCAGGTCCGGCTGCAGGTCTACAACTACGCGGCGTTCATGCCCGACCGGCGCCCGGAGACGATCTCGGTCATCTCCGGTACCGGCCTGATCGCGCCGTCCGGCTTCTGATCCACACCGTTTCGCGGGCCCGCTACCAGCTGGTGGCGGGCCTGCCCCGTCTGGAAGGGAGAGCGGCATGCACGACCGCATCGCCGAACTGCGCGGGCTCAGCACCGAGCTCGGGAACTGCGAGAACGGACCGCGCCGGGAGAGTCGGAGGGCCGCGGCCGGCGACGTCCGGGCGGAGATCGCCCGTGTCCGGGGAGAACTGGAAGAGCAGGCGGCCGGCCTGGAGGAACAGGCCAAGGAGCTCGCCGAACAGGGCCAGGACGGCATTGCCGGACAGGCCACCGAAGAGGCCCGCGCCATCCGCGAGGCCCTCGCCGAGAACGACGCCCGCACGGGCCATGGCGGCCCGCAGGCGAAGGAGAACGCTGCCGACTCGCGGCCGAAGCAGACCGCGTCCGGTCGCGGCGCCCGGGCCAGCAAGAGCTGACGGGAGGGGTGAGCTGTGCCGTTCGACCTCGGCGACACCGCGCGTTTGACCGCGACCTGCAAAGATGCGGGCGGCACGGCCACCAACGCCGTCGGCGTCACACTGACCATCGGCCTGCCGGACGGCACGACCGCGACCCCGGCCGTGACCAATCCCCCGGCGGCCACCGGCCAGTACTCCTACGACTACGTCACCACCCAGGCCGGACGGCATTTGATCCGCTGGGTGTTCACCGGCCCGGCCTGCGCCTACACGGACGTCCTCGACGTGCGCGAGGCCGCGCCCCCGCTGTTGTTCTCCCTCGCGGCGGCCAAGGCCAAGCTCGACATCCCGGCGACCTCGACGGGCGACGACGAGGAGCTGCGGGAGTTCATCGAGGCCACCACCCAGTGCGTCGAATACTTCGTCGGGCCCGTGGCCCGGCGGACGGTGCAGCAGATCGTGCGGGGCGGCGGATACTCCGTCGTGCTGCACACCCACCCGGTCCTGTCGGTGACGTCGGTGGCGGGTATCCAGTCCTGGCAGCTGCCTATCGACGTCAGCGCGCTCGACATCGACCCGGACACGGGCATCGTGCGCCGCAAGGACGTCCTGCCGTTCTGGCCGGGCGAGTACCGGGTCACCTACACCGCAGGTCGGGCCTTGGTCCAGGCGAACGTGTCGCTGGCGGCGAAGCTGATCCTTCAGCATCT